ATTGTCGAACTGCTCACCACACTCAGGGCATGGCTTAATCGGCTTCATTAATTAATCCTGCCTTCTCTCTGATGTAGTCCGCCCCGAACTTGACGTAGATAGAATTGACATCTTCGCCCTCTGGCATGGAGACGATAGTAACTGGAAGTTCACGGGCAAGTCCTGCTGCAAATTCTTTGCCAGGTTGGTCGCCATCAGCGAATACAAATACTCTTTCAAAATCTGCGAGTAATCTTGTGTAGTGTTTCTTCCATGAATTCGAACCTGGAACTCCAATGCAAGGGATACCGACACATCTGCTGAGTGTGATAGTATCAAGTTCTCCTTCGCAAACGCCAATCCAATCACCTGCCCTTTCAATGTCTAGTACGTTGTACATCTTTGTGTCACTACCTGTCATGCCCATATACTTTGGTTCAACCGCAGGATTCAATGAGCGAAATCTAATATCTACCACACCAGTCTTGGTCATATATGGTATAGATAGACGTCCTATGTATGCTTCATGTCCAGTCTCAGGCTCCTCGACTACGCCTAATCGCGCCAGCCGTGCTATTTCGATTGGAATTCCCCGACTTGCCAGGTAATCTTCGGCCAGATAAATGCTTTCCTGGTACTTGCGTGTTGCTTGTCCCAGCAAATCCTTCTGCGAGTCTCGCTGCTTCACGTATGGTTACTCCTTCCTGCATCGCTATGATTTGTAAACTGTTTCCTTGTACACCACACGCAAAACAAACGAATAGATTCTTATCTAAGTTTGCTGTACCCGACTGGTGGCTGTCACCATGGAAGGGACAACGTAGGTTAGCTTGCCCATGGTCACGCCTTAGCGTTGCACCATAGTGTTCAAGCACTGCTTTAATACTAGGGAGTTCAGTCACCAAAGACATCTCCCAACCTTAGTACTAAATAAGAATCTTGTATTGACTTGCCACGTGCTTTGATTACGACCGCTGGAAGAATCGCGCTACGGTCCAGCCCTCTTGCTTCTGCGTAGTTGTCCGCTTCAATCTGCGCTTCTTTCGTCCACCCGCTGAGGTCGATTCGGTTGCTAGCTCCTGGAGCTTTGCATTCAAGGATGCCGATTGTTCCACCAATGAAGTCCGAACGGATGACAACATCACCTTCATCTTTGCTACCTCTCCTTGCAAGGCGCTCAGCGTCATATCCAAGTCTTCTAAATTCTTTTGTGATGTCGATTTCATATCCTGCTCCTCTGGCTTTGTGTGATTTTATAGTTGTCATTATACATTTTCTGGGATGTCGTCGATAAACATATACTCAGGGTTGAAAGCAACCCAAGTCATCAGTCCTCCACCTGCATCGGCACGGCCGTATCTGTTCTTGACAGGCGCAACTCCCATACTTGTCCCGACAACTCCAAGCGTACATATGAGTGCTGGGAGTTGTGCAACCTTACCTTGGATAGCGCTTCGAGGTTGGCATGGAGAGCCTTGGACAGCCTCCGATGTGTGATGTAGGACGACAACGGCCGCATTAGTTGCTCTAGCAAGATACTTCAACTCCTTCATTATCGCACGCATTGATGCGAACTCTTCGCCACCATCGGTGGCTACATCCATTAGGTTATCTACTACAATTAAAACTGGTGGGCATCCCCATAGTTCTTCGAATGCCTGAACTTCTTCGTCAATGTCTTGCAGTGATGGTGCTGATTCGAATGACCACACAATGTGTGAGCCACGTGAGAGTGTTGCTTTGGTCCAGCCATGGTCAGTGTTCATCAGTGACTCAACATCTGACTGTGACTTACCTGAAATCATTGAGGCTAATCGCATAGCCATAGTGTGTGCGTTTGTATCTGCTGATACATAGAGAGTAGGAACTCTCATCTTAAGTGCTAAAGCAAGCGCTAGTGTGGACTTACCTACACCTGGTGCTGCTGCGAACATTGAAACTTCACTACGGCGTATGATAATCTTGTTCGATTCGAACGCCTTAAAGCAACTAGGGAGCGGTTCTCCACCGATACTGGTACGACCAACGCTTCTGACAAGTGTGCGCATTTCTCATCCCCTTCTAGAAAGAAAGAACGTAGCCACCAATCTGGTGTGCGCTGATGGCTACGCTCAATCATATTATTAGTTTACTGGTTTACATTGGTCAGGTGTGCCCTGAGGTGTCGGACATGCCCAGAAAGCGTAAGGCTTCCCACTTGTCTTGCTCACTCCCTGTCGGAAGATTCTCGCTCCGTGAATGCAAGTCGGACTCGCTGTTCCTGCTGGAGTTACCGCGGACGGTGGCGCTCCAACGGATGCTGCTGCCTGCTGGATTGGAGCGGAGGATTGCAAGGGCGTTGTGCCTGCTGTTGAACCAGGTGTCCCCAAAGGGGCCGCGTTGTATGCACCAACAACCAATCGCTGTACAGATGCAACTTGTGTAGAGTAGTCCCCAATACCTTCCAGCAACACACTTAATTCATCGGCCGTGTTGGCACGAATATTAATCATGTCACCAGCAGGAGTCTTGTAAGAGACCTGTAGTTTCCAGTCTTCCATGTTTATCCTATCTTTGTTGAGAACTGACAGTGTGCTGTGAGTCCACATTTATATTGGCAGTTGTTTGTGTTAGGCAAGAATATACCTGCCTTGCGTGCTCTGTCAAATCCATCGACTAAGTACTCCAGCTTCTCCTCTGTGTACTGGTCAAGGCTGACTAGCGGTGAGACTCCATGCTGTCGTGCCATGAAGTATGTGCCCCACTTGATGTCAACGCCAAAGGTTTTCTGTAAACCAATCTTGTAGAAACCAAGTTGTAATGTATTGGAAGGTGTCTGTTGAGATGTCTTCAAGTCGACGATAACGAGTTCGCCGTTGACCTCAAAGACTCTATCGAGAATCATCTTAACAGGGACACCAGCAAACTTGGGTAACATTTCAAGTTCGATGGCAGGTACACCTTGCGGTGTCTTCCATATCTTCCAATCAGTATTGGCCTTGCGCCAATCAATGTAGGCTTGCACCCAACGAGGACCTGACTCATGCCAGAAGGCTTCGTCTTCCTTGTTAGGGTTTGCCTTGGTTGCCCTACCACCAACACGTGCATTGGTTAAGTCGGTGTCACCAAGTTCTTCGGCCCATGCTTTAGACCACAGCTCATGTATCATGCGTTCTCCAAATCCCATAGTTCAGTGGCTCGGTGGAATGCTGACCCACCTACCGACCAAACTGATGGAGCTTCTGGTACCATGAGGAGTCGGCCCAGGTAATACTGGTAGCCACAATCCACATAGGTTGAGAACGCAGAATATGAGACATGCTCAGGTAATGTATATTCTCCGAGTTGTATCATCGTGGCGTAAGTATACCACACCCGTCGGCCTATGCAGGTTAGCAGCCTACCTGTCAGGTTCAGTGTTGTGTGTATAATTATATATAATAATATAATATATAGACCCCGAAGGGGTCTTATATAATATTATATAATATATATATTATAAGGGGATGCAATGGCTGAAGTAATTATAGGAGCGCTAGTTGCACTAGCGATTCGTGACATAGTCTACGAAGTTGTGGATAGATACAACGCGTACCGACATAAGAAAGACTGGGACGCCTACAAGGAATACCTTGAGGACCTAGAGGCTGACGACGATTAACCAGGATTCGTCTGGAACTGAAGGGAACGGTTTACCCCTTGGCACGTAGACGATATATCTCTGTGGAAAGCGTACAGTTCCGTCGCTGAAAACACAAAAGGACCCCCTTCCATAGGTTAATACCTACGGTTGGGGGTCTTCTTGTCTCTATGACCCAGCTAAGGGCCTATATGAGGGGGTTTTACTTCTTGCTTCCGATACCAAATTCCTTGGCCTTAGGGTCTAGAGCCTTCCATAGTGGCGCAATGAACGCCGAGAGGAAAGCATAAACCAAAGCTTTAGGGTCTGTGACTCCTGATGCATAGAGCGCTACCACTGTTGGTACTGCAGCTCGGGCATAGGTTGTAGCAATTGCTGTTAACTTAGTTGTATTCATGGTTCTCCTTATGACTTGAAGACAGGCTTGCCGAATCCCACGATGAACACAGGTAGTGACTTCTTGAGAGTAGCGCCGTTCTTCTTCTTGTATGCACGCTTCTTGAGGCAGACTTCTCCTCCGTTGCGCTGGTCGCCCTTCTTGTCTGGGCTGGTATTACCTTCGATACAGGTTACAGTTCCGTCTCCGTTGTCTCTAACCACGATTCCAACATGGCTAATGCGGTCAATACCATCGT